TTCGATATTCGCATCGTTGCTTGCATCAAGGACTTTACCTGGGTCAGCGTACTGGTGCAGCCGGATCACTGCCTGGGCATCGTCGGGCATGATTGGCGGCGGTTCCTCACCGGCAGCGACCGTGCGCCAGAATTCTGCGACTCGGTGACGTATGGCGCGGATCACTTCCTCATCGCGTTCCCGTTCGATCACTACCGTTCTGTTGCCACCGATCAGTGCTCCGATGTAAGCGCGCTTGAGACCGGACACGGCCATTTGGTGCTGCACTTGCATTTCGATATGCTCGGGCGCTTCGACCGTGCCGTCGTCGTGCTCGATCCAGTTGTCTCTGAATGCCATGTAGTCGACGTTTTTGATTTCAAGGTGCGCGGCACCGTCCTGGTGATTAGTGATCAGGAAGTCGAAAGAGGCTCCGATCCGTGCGTCCGGGTCGCGCATGTATTCTTTCATCGGGCGTATTTCCCATCCACGCTCCTCGGCGATGCCGTGCGCGATGGCGGCTTCGAGACGGTTGCCCCAGCGCATGCGTTCGTTTGCTTTGAATTCTGGCGCGGTTCCGGTGCTCTTGCGATGCCACAGTTCGTAATGGGTCACGTATGGAGACATACCGAACAGGGCGGCAGATTCGGTGCTGGTGATGTCGCGCTGGCGGTGCGCCAGCCATTCGGCTTCTGTGGTGTATTGGATGACTTCGGTTGTCATTTCATTTCCTTTTCGATTTGATCAGCATGGACAATAATTTATTTGGTGTATATCTCGTGTTTTTTTCCTTTAGTTTTGCTTCAACGGCGCGGGCAAGACCCCAGGGCGCTACAATAGATTTCAAAGTTTCTATTAATTCCTCGTCAGTAAGCTCTTGACATTTTCGTCGCTCCTGCTCTGGCGGGGTAGTGTAGATAGGTATGTTGTTGTCTTTGTCCTGCTTTGTGCCGTAGGCCGTCCAGCATTTGCCTGCTTTAAGCGCCGCCAGTCCTTCCGGGTACAACCACGCCAACGACTCCTGCTCTGGCGGGGCGGTGTAAAGGGGGCGAATCCAATAGGCATAAGGAGACCCAGAAAGTTTTTGCTGGACACACCAGTCATGTGCCATGTCTTTTTTTGAAAACTGATTCGTTGCCTCGTTTTCAACCATTACTTGCCACGCCACCGGCTCCTGCTCTGGCTGCGCTAGTCGAGTGTGTATTGCTGTTCGTATTTCATTTGCTAGGCTGACAAACATCGGCGTGTATGCGTTTGGCGCTACCATTTTGAATGCCAATGCCTCAATATGATCAGCTATCTTCATTATTTCTCTTTCAGTTTTGAAAGTCATTTCGTTTCCTTCCTGCTTCTTGGTGCAATAAACAAAGGTTTTTCAATTGTGTAGAAGCATTTGTTTGACGGCGCGTATTTAGCCAGCAGTGTGGCGCTCATATCTGCTTCGGATGCGCTGGCGTAAATTGCTACCATTTCTTTTACTGTTTTTGGTGGGTCGTTTTGGTCAATATCAGTTTCCACCATGACTATGTATGCTGTTCTGACGCTCATAAGACCCCCGCGACGCCAAGGCCAACAATCACAGCAAATCCGATCAAACAGACAACCAGCACTATTCGGTCTGCTAATGAGTTTTCCTCACCTAGAAGAGCGCTCTGCAGGCGCTCCATGTCTGGGTCCGGCACGTATGCTTGTTTCCGCACGTATGCGGAGCCTATTTTTACTTTCATCTTAATTCCTTTACCCCGAATTCCGTCGGGCGGCGGTGCAACGGGCGTTGCGATAATCGCATCATGCCACAAAATTATAATTAGTCAACACATAGCCTTATTGCTTTGTGTGTTTATTTGCTGTGTTGCGCTGGCGCTACATTCACGGCTGGATCAGTAAGACGGGCGCTGCCCATTCCAGGCTGGCTTCGGTGATTCGACTCGACTGGTGTATTGCGTACTTTCCTTGGGCGTAGCCTAGGCGCGGGTATGCGACCGTCATCATTCCACCAGCCATGCGTTGCTGATGCCACATCTAGCGAGGCTTGGCAATCGTTGTTATAATCACAACACCTAAACTCTAATTTTAATCATGACCCCTGCTGACAAAGTGATCGAAGTTTTTGGTGGCATCCGTGCCGTAGCGAAGCTAGTCGGGCGAAATCCCTCGAGCATCCAGCGCTGGAAGAAGCCTCGCTCAGAGCGCGGGACGGGCGGCGCTGTGCCTACCGCGTGCCAGGGTAGGCTGCTGGCAATTGCGCGCGAGCGGGGTATCACGCTGACAGCTGACGACCTGATCATGACAACCGATACGCGCAACCACGTGGTTTGACGTATGACGATGGTAGAAATTACATGCAAGTGCTGTGTCTTGCAAAAGCCAGAGGACCAGTTCCATCTCAGGAAAGAAACTGGACGCCGCAGGACTACGTGCAAGCAGTGCTGGCGGGTCAAGACAGACGCTTGGGCTAAAGCCAATATTGAGCGACGTCGCGCCATTTCGCTGAAGTGGGCCAAGGCGAATCCTGAGTATTTGAAAAACAAGAAAACTGAGTACAGGGCAAAAGATCCTGTGCGTATGAGGAAGTGGGCGATTGAAAACCCCGAAAAAATGAAGGCGTGCCAAGATCGGTGGTATGAAAACAACAAGGAAAAAAAAGCGGAGCATGCCGCAAACCGTCGGGCGCGTATGCGGAATGCCGTTCCGTCGTGGGCGAACAGGTTTTTTGTTGAGGAAGCGTACCGCCTTGCAAAACTTCGGACGCAGATGTTCGGCTTCCGATGGGAAGTCGATCACATCGTCCCGTTGGCTGGCAAGTTGGTTTGCGGGTTGCACGTAGAGACGAACCTGCGGGTTATCCCTTACACCGAAAACAGAGTGAAAGGCCACCACCGATGGCCTGACATGCCATGAACCTCCGCCATCGCCAGATCAAAGCGGTGGAAGACGTCACCGCGGCATACCGTGCAGGCTATAGGGCGCCTGTCATGATCGCGCCTACTGGATTCGGCAAGACCCACACCAGCGTCACGATCATTCGCCGCGCGCTCGACAAGGGCAAGCGGGTTTGGTTCCTGGCGCACCTCAAAGAGATTCTGAACGCGACGTCTGAAAAACTGTTTGCCGAGGGCATCCAGCATGGGTGGATCGCTGCCGGCCGGATCGTTGATCGGAGACAGGCTGTGCAGGTTTGCATGGTGCAGACCTTGGTTCGGCGGCTTGATCGGTATGCGCCACCCGATCTGATGATCGTCGACGAGGCGCATTTGACCGTTGCCCAGACTTATCAGTCCATTTTCGAGTGGGCAAAAGCTGGTCCGAAATACGGTCGGCCTGGCGGCGCTCATCTGCTGCACCTGACTGCCACCCCCCAGCGGCTCGATGGGCGCGGCATGGGTGAGGTGGCCGACATTCTGATCCCGACCTGCACCACGGGCGAGCTGATCGAGGAAGGGTTGCTGTCGCCCATCCGGTATTTTGCCCCCAGCGCGCCGGATCTGCAGGCGGTTCGCAAGGTGGCCGGCGAGTTCAACCAGGGCGATCTGGCGGACGTGATGGACAAACCAAAAATCACCGGCTCGGCAGTCGCGCACTATCGCAAGCTGGCGCAGGGGCGGCCTGCTATCGCGTTCTGCGTTTCCATCCAGCACGCCGAGCATGTGGCCGCCGAGTTCCGTGCTGCCGGGTATCGCGCCGTTGCCATCTCGGGTGAGTCCGATGCCGTCGAGCGTGATGCAGCGCTGCGCGATGTGCAGGCTGGCCGGGTGGACGTGGTGTGCAACTGCGCGCTGTGGGTGGCCGGCGTCGATGCGCCAGCGGTGTCGTGCATCATCCTGTTGTCGCCCACCCATTCGGTGACGAAGTATCTCCAGTCGGTGGGCCGTGGTCTGCGGACGCACCCCGGAAAACATGACTGCGTGATCCTCGATCATGCCGGCAATGCGCTCCGGCACGGCTTACCAACCGATCCGCGCGAGTGGTCGCTGGAGGGTTCGGGCGCCAAGAAGACGGGGCAAAAATCCGAGGTGCCGGTGAAGGTGTGCCCGTCGTGTTTCGCCACAGTCCATTCGGCCACGACCCACTGTTCCTGTGGCCACCAGTTCGTCACCCAAGCCCGCGAGGTTGACCACGTCGATGGCGATCTTCAGGAAGTCGATCCGAGACTGGTGCGGAGGCAGCAGCTGCACAAGCAGAGTAAGGCCAAAACCGAAGCCGACTTGGTGGCGATTGGACGTTCTCGCGGGATGAAGCGGCCTGAACTGTGGGCGCGGCACGTGATGCGCGCGCGCATGGCGAAGTATGGGGCGCGGGCATGAGCTGCCTCGGCTGCCAGCGGTGCGAGACCGGGACGATGGTCACTCTGATCTCTGGTCAGCAGGTCTGTAACTACTGCTCCGACTGGCGGGTTGAGTGCGAGGCGCGTCATGTCGCGTCGATGGAAACACTGCGCGAGCGGCGTGAATATTTACAGCACGTACATCAGAAGCGCGGCTCCGAGGCGTATCTCGAACTGGCTGGGCTGGTGAAGCAAATATGGGATCGGCGGTCGGATGCGTGAGTCTGACTTGATGCGCTCGATCATGCTTGCCCTGTCTAACGCTGGTCACTTCGTCTTTCGCTGCAATGTGGGGCTTTTCTACACCAAGGATGGCCGTCCGGTAATGACTGGTCTTCCTACCGGTTTCAGTGACTTGGCAGGACATCGTGCAGGCGATGCGCGTGCTTTTTACATCGAGGTCAAGTCGCCGGATGGGTATGTAAGCCCGCAGCAGCGCGATTTTATCGACGCTATGCAAAAAAGAGGCGCGCTGTCCGGCGTGGCGCGGTCAGTGTCCGATGCCCTGGACATCGTATCTGGCCGGTCGATCTGATGCGTTTTTCGCACCATTTTCCTACATTCTGAGCTATACTTGAATAACACGGGATAGGGTCGCTCCCGAAGAGGCGCTTCATCACCGTCCTGCCCGTGTACCACTAGTGATGCTTCTTTGATGGGGAAGATTTTGGATATTATTACTTTTGGTGATTGCCGTGACACTATGCGTCGCTGGGCGGCTGATGGTGTACGTGCTCAGACTTGTGTTACAAGCCCACCTTATTTCGGACTACGCGACTACGGTCATCCCGGTCAGATTGGCCTGGAAAAAACCCCAGAGGAATACATCGCTGCGATGGTCGAGGTGTTTCGGTGCGTTAAGGATGTGCTGGCCGATGACGGAACGCTGTGGCTGAACATCGGGGATAGCTATGTGGGTGCGATGAGCCAGCACAAGGACAGCGGCAGCTTTGGCGAGACATCGTGCATCAGCAAAAAAACCAAAAGCGGCATACCGCAGACAGGTCGAGTTGAGCGCAACCGTTTACTGAGAGAGAACGGCCTGAAGCAAAAAGACCTAATCGGAATCCCCTGGCTGCTCGCCTTCGCCCTTCGTGCCGATGGCTGGTATCTGCGCCAAGACATCATCTGGCACAAGCAGAACCCGATGCCTGAGTCGGTGCGCGACCGCTGCACCAAGGCGCACGAGTACATATTTCTGTTGTCGAAGTCGGAGCGGTATTTTTTCAACATCGAGGCGATCAAAGTGCCAGCCAAGCAG